TTAAATTATTCAAACCAAGACAAGGACGCTGCGAGTAACCATCAGCCACCTTTTATTAATTTGTATTATGGCTAAAAGTAAAAACTTATGGATCCTTGCTGGTGCTTGCGTGTTGATGACTTACAACTGGTGTGCCTTTACCACCATAACCACCACAAAAACACCTTCCACTCTTAGATGAATCAGACCATAAATTAAAACCAGCAAAACCACCACGACCTGGGGCGCCGGCATAATCAGATTTATCATAATTCTTTAATCTTACCCAATTATCTGTTCCTAATTCTATATCACCTCTTGTTGGTATTCCGATTCTACCTGTTTTAATTCTCCAATTTGCTATTACGCCTGTCTCTTTTACATTTAATTGTCTACACTCACATTTATTTGCACTTGTAATAGACATTCCTGCCGTCAATGCGCGACAATCAACGTCGTGTAGAAATTTTCCTGATTTACATGCAATTTCGCCATTTGGTTTAAAAGCGAATTTAATATCATTTTTATACGAAAAAACAATATCATCTTCTCCACCGCCACGATTAGTAATTACCCAATTACTTTTCATTTTCTCTTCAAATCCTGGAACAATACCTTCCCTATTATTTATTTTGAAATAAGCAAATAATGCTAAAATAAACGCCATTAATGAAATAAATAGTGCCTTATTTTCTTTACGCATATATACTATACAAACTTATTTTTTCAATTCCAATTTCTTAAATTCTTTTCCTTCCAAAATACCATTTGTATTAAATACAAATTTTGGAACCCAATCACCATTTGCGTTTTTAAACATAAGTGTTAGATTTTTTTCTATATTATCTTTATCTATTTTTTGGCCGGACTTTTGCATTTCTTTTATAACATCGGCGGATGGCATTGTTGGTTTGAGTTGCCAATTTTCCCCCATTTTAACTTCATCTGAAATTTCTTCATCTGTTTTTTCTTCATCAGGTTTTTTTTCTTCGTTTTCTAATCCTTCTCTTGAACTTTTAAAGTATAAACATAATACAAAAATTAATGCCGTAAAAGACATAAATAAGCAAATAGAGTTTATTTCTTTTTGTTTCATATATATAATCAAAAAGAAACTATTTTTCACAACCGCCACTATAAATTTTCCCCGTTCCATCATTTTTCATACATAATTTTGAATAATCTATTGGTCCTCCTTTTGTATGCTTAATTGGTAGAATTGTACCGGTTGATATTAATTTTATACCACCTCCCGCTTTATTTGCAAAAACAAGTGAATTATTTTTATCTGGCGAAATCTGCCAACTTCCTTCAACAGGTTGTTCAAAAGTTATTCCGCGATGAACCGTTAAATTACCATCTTTTGATAATTTTAAAGCAACAATTCTTTTTCCATCGCCTGTTAAATGTCCTTGATAAATAAATTGTAAATTTTTTGTATCTTCGTCAACTTCTATCTTCCATGGCGGAGAATTATCATTATTTTGTTTTTTCAAACCCAATAATCCTTCACGTTCTTTTCTTAAAAAAGCAAATAATCCTAAACATATAGCTACTATTATTCCAAATGTATAACAAAAATCCTTATTTAATTTCATATATAATACTTTAAGAAATTAACTTTATGAATAATCATCTCTTGTTTCGCGTTTAACAGTTGAACTTTTACCTCCTTCTTTTCTACAATCTCTTATTCTTTGATCTACAAATAAACCACCATCTGTAACATCCCACATTTCATCACCTTTGCAACTCAATTTTGATGCCTCTTGACCCAATATTATTTGTGCCGCACGACGAGCAGCATATGCTTCACTAGAAGCCGACCTCGCCGCCTCTATTTTTGCTTCTGCAATGGCGCGTTTTGCGGCTACTTTCCCTTTTATTTCTTTCTTTTGACAATTAGGACCAATCTTTCCAAGCTTTTGGGCCTCTCTGGCCTTTTCTCTACCATAACATGAACTATAAGATTGAACATCACATTTCTCTGCGGATAATTTAATTCCTCGCATATCTTTATAAACATTAGGAACACTTTGTGAATTCCATCTTATAACATGCGAATCTTTTGGGTTTTCCATATTTGAAGAAACGATACTTTTTGCACTACAACCAGCATCTTTCCATATCTTGCGCAAACATTCACCACTATGAGGTCCACTATCATATTTTGCACTACAGATTGGATCACTACGACATGAATCACCACCGAACAAAGGACTATCACATTTGTCGTCATCATATTTTGGAATCGCTACTCCATCATTTATGGCTGAAACATAAGCTTTTTTGGCACGAGGACACCAGCCGCAAATCTTCGTAGGTTCGTCTTGGACCACCCCTAAACAACTTGTTATATTTCCACAAACCGCCTTTTCTTTATTCTTTTTACAAATTTCTGGAGTAAATGACCAACCATCAGGACATATATTTGCCATCGGACCTTCCGCATTTCCTATCATAAATTTATCATTTTTAGCACAATATCCACAACCCTTTTCTGGATTTGAATTCTTTATATCATTGCATGTTTTTAAATTTCTACATTCATCTATGTCTGAAGCTAAGGGTGAAGATTTACCCGATTTCATAACATCTAAAACTAATTGCTCACCCAATGGTCTTTCTTCTTCATATCTATAAAAATTATCTAATTCCGGAAATTTCATAATCATTGTATTTCCACCTATAAGTGAACTACGTCTTTTATAATAATCTAACCCATTCTTTATAAATTTTCTTTCTGAATCTATTTCATCGGAATCGCCAACTGGGTCTAGTTTTCCCAATTCTTTACCCTCTAATCCTTCTTTAATATATTTCCCCGATATAAAACAAAATAACACAAATAATATTAACCCTGTAACAAATGCTATATCGATTCTCATATATAAATATAAGAGAGAATAATTTGACATATTTATATATATGTTCTCGTTCTTATTTGGACTATTTACGGGCATTTATGTTGGAACTCATTATGATTGCAAACCAGTTACTAAAAAATTAGGGGATTTATTTAAAAAATTTTTGCCACCTAGAGGAGAAGAAACGCGTTTTTGGAATTTTAAATAAGAATACTTTAGTAGCTAATTAAATTTTACTACAATCTCAATTTGTTCCTTGTGAATACTTTTAACTGCCGAAACAGATAATTCTGTTCTTTTCTTTCTTGTCATATTCTTACCATTCACTTTATGACGAGCAGTAGAATTTCTATGATTCATATCTCCTTCTATCTTATTAGAATTTTTTTGAATATATTCTAAAATATTATTCTCTAAAGCCCATTTAAAGAAATTCAACTGCCCAATCGTTGTTTGAATATGACTATCATCTCCATATGGAATATTTATTCTTTCCCATCTACAAAATGGGTCAAATCTTCGTTTTGAATATGCCTTTAATTTTAACTTATAATCCACATATACATTGAATCTTTTTTTGTTACCCCTTTTATCTGTAACATTGTAAATTATATAATTCTTTTTCGCATAATTTGTTGTAAACCAATCAATTAATCTCAATGAAACTACCGAAGCACCATTTATAATTGGTAAAATTACCGATAAGTTATTATCCTTTTGATAAAATTTTAATAACTTATTTAAAAGCAGTTCATTCTGTGTTGTTATATGAGAACTTAAAGACATTTGTTAAACCATTTAAATTAGTTTTTAAATCACTTTTTGCCAAATTTTATATATTTTGTTGCGAGGTCCATATCCATTGAATAATCACTATCTACCATAAAAGGATTCTTTATTCCATCAGCGAATAATCTTCTTTCGGATAAACGAGTATTTACTACATCCCTATCATTCTTACGAACAAAACCACCTATAAAATCTTTCTCTTTCATATATTCATTTTTTGCTTCACTATTTTTTATATATTGATCTAATTTTAACATATCTTCAGATACTTCTTTTTTTACATCAAATTTTGGTTCTTCAATAGGTTCTTTAGGTTTTTCTTTAGGTTTTTCTTTAGGTTCTTCAATAATTTTAAAACGAGGAGTTCTCTCAACGCCATCACCATTTCCCCATATAAATTCTTTTATTTCATACATTTATATATTAACTATTATTTTTTGATAATATATATACGAATATATTCATGCGGATTTAAAATAACCGTCGTAAACAAATAAAATTGAAATAAAAATGTAATATTGAAGATTATTAATTAACATGTTCTCTCATTTATTCATAATAAGTAACGAATGGTTAGAAAATAAATTTTATATGATTAATAAAAAAACAAAATCATATAAAGTAACACCACATTATTATGCAGTAAGAAGAGAAGCGTCATCATTTTTCTTTGATATCCAATGAAACACCTTTTTGAAAAACTTTTACACACTCAAAAATTTTTGCAGCTTCATCTAATGCAAAAACGCCGCGTCGTTGCGCCAATCCCAAAAATGAAACCATTAAATTTAAAGCAATATTTTCACTACCATTAATTTCAACTTCGGTCAATTTAATTTGTGGAGGGGCAGCAGTAGGGGGTGGTGATTCTGTTTGTTCAGCCATTTATAATTTCACTTATTTTTTAATTTTTAAGTTAAAATTAAAAATATATATGAAACTTCTCTCTTTTCTCTCTTGAGTGGATTTCAAATTTCTATATGAGTACAGAATAACCATTCTTTAGATAGGGGAACCAGAAGTCCCATGGGGATTGGAAATCCACTCAAGAGAGAACTCAGAGAAAAATGAATATATCTTATTAATATTTCTTCATAATTTTCATTTGTTTACTCATTAAAAATTTCTTGTCGTCGCGTCTTCTACGTTCTAAATTACATTTTAAACATGCTATTACAACATTATCAGTATTATGTGGTTTATTATTATCTATTCTATCTAATGTCCATTGTTTGGGCTCACGAACATTCTTATATAATAACATAATATTTAGCTTACAATAATGACAATGTAATTTGCTTGTTACTAATTGTTCAAGAAGATTCTCTAAATTTATATATTTTTTAACATCATATACCCTATTCTTTTTTTTATCTTGTGATAAATAACCTTGGAGTTTTTTTTTTAGTTCTTTTATTATTGTATTTTTTTCTGGAAAATCTTCGTTCAAATATAATTGATTGATATAATTTTGATGATTAAAACTTAAATCAAAATTTTTTTTCCGTGTCTTAGTTTTTTGTTTTATAGAAATTATCTTTTTCATATAAATTAATATAATAATAAAAAAATATAAAAACAGACGAATTTAGGTGTATAGGAATATAAACTATAAAATAGGTTTAAACCTTTAAGCCTATATTATATAGATGCCAAAAAGGGATAAACAAAAAGACGAATGTATCCAATTAAAAAATATAAATTATCAATCTATGTTGCAAAAAAAAAATACCCCAATAGATTCTGGTAAAATGGTAACCGATAATATAGATGAATATTTAATTCAAGAACAAAGGGACGGACATAAACAAAAAGCATGGAGCAAATTGGAAAAAGGAATAAAACTAAAAAGATTATATAAATTTATAGAAATACTTACTAAAAAATTCAGCCTCACCGAAAAAGAAGTTCTAGAATTAAAAAAATATATGAAAACATCATTGGAAAGAAAGAAACTTCAACGAATAAAAGATGTAACATATGATTCAATGAATAATATAATAAAAGAAATACCCGGATTAACGTTTAATGAAACTAATAGGAAGTTTATATTAAGAAAAATTGATAAAAAGGGAACAACTATTAAATGTCTCGCCCCAAAAAATTCTACGAAAAGAAAAAGCAAAAGAAGAAAAAAATCAGATAAAAGAAAAACAGAACGAAAGAAGAAAAAAACCAAGAATAAGACCAAGAATAATACCAAGAATACCAAGAATAATACCAAGAATACCAAGAATAATAAAATTGAAAACATTTAAAAAGAAAATAATAATGTATATAATGAATGATGGGGTAACTAATAATGAAATAGTAATAAATGATATTGATATTATAGAATTTAGTGAATTTATATTATCAATAATACATGATTATCTTGAAACAAATATGGAAGTTATGAAAGAAGAAAATTATCAAGGAATTATTTTTGAAATCACATTAGAAATTCTTCAAATATGTTATGACGAATCAATAATGTCAAAAGAAGAATTATTTAAATTAATTGGAAAAAATATGGATTTTTATTTTAATAATATTGCCATTGTTCGTTCTTATCCAAATTCAATTATTTTAAAAAAATGCAATATAGAAAAAATGGAAAAACATTTAAAATATCTTCAAAATCTTCCTCAACCAACCCAAAAAGTAGATGAATGGTATATTTTGAGATGGAATCATTTGACGGCAAGTTCAATATATAAGGCAATTGAAACGTCACAATGTAAACAAAATGAATTAATTTTAAGTAAATGCAAACCTCTAGATATCCAAAAAAAAAAGGGAATAAATATTAATTCTCCATTTCATCACGGTCATAAATATGAACCCTTATCTTTGTTATTTTATGAGAAAATATATAATACAAAAGTAGGTGAATTCGGATGTATTAAACATAAAGAGATAGAACATTTGGCCGCATCACCAGATGGTATTAATATAAAGAAAGAAAATCCGAGGTATGGAAGATTGTTGGA